CAAGTTTTTGACCCAGAAAATGAATCAAATCCACATGATCCCATGTTGATGCCAATATTAATGAAATCATATGAACAATACATTTTGGCCGATATCAAAACAATTGCCCACTACAATGCCTTGTCAATTAGCATTAAAGAAACATTGGATTTATTAGAAATTTCATTAAAAAACTGTAAACACATGATTGAACAACTTAATGATAATAAAAAATTAATCCGACTTTATAAAATAGGCATTATTGCATCAATTCGAGCTAAAAATGAATTATTAAAAATCACAGAAGAAATTAATACAACTGCGTACAGTGGTTTAATTGGGATTATTCGAAAATTAACAAAATATCCCAATGTACAAACATCTGATATTAAAAATATGTTGAACTTAATTGATCGAACTGCATTCAATATTGTGAAAAATACCAATCATTATATTTATGGCGCTGTGACACAACTCGCACAAAACATGGAAGATGAATTTGATATTGAATTTATTGATACTGGACTACAACCAGAAAATGATTTTGAAGTCAATGAAATTCACAAAGCAGAAGAAAATGGTCATAAATTTATATTGGAATCAAACAAAAAAAATTTAGAGGCTGTATCCACAACACCACCTGAATCATTATTTAATTCTGAAAATGTTATGAACATTAAAAAGGTATTTCGAAATAAGTTACACAATCAAAATGACACAGATGAAACCATCTCCTTTGAAGAAACAGATGATGGTTCCTGTTTTGAAGATTCATCTACTTTTAATGAAACATATGGAGACACAGATAGCGACACTGATGGAAATGATAATGAAAATATGGATTTTAACACGGAAGATATTGATTTCAATATGTATTTTAAAATTAATGATGATATGGAAAATAATAATATGGATAACGACATCCCAGTAAACAATGACAATGTTATCATAAACAACCCTAGAAATAATGAAACGGATGAGGAGGATGAGGATGAGGAGGATGATGATGATTTTTTTTTAGATGATCAAAATCAATTGGAAAATTATCATAAAACTTTTGGTGAATTTATTTAAAATGCCTCAGATATTTTGTTTAATACATCTTCTGCTGTGCCCTCAATCCAAAAATCAACTTGATTAATTTTTGGTTTAATTGGGTTTATATCAACAATTGGAATATGATTTTCAATTCCCATAATAATTGTGGACGCAGGAGCAACATCAAACGCAGTTCCACTTGAAATGATTAAACTGGCGTTGTTTAAAGCCAGATGTGCTTTTTGTAATAAATTAGTTTCAGCAGATTCCCCAAATAAAACTACATTTGGTAACGCAATTGTGCGATGATTTTTTTTTTAAATTTGATTTTGAATTATTGAAAATTAAAGACTTTTTTAAATTATTATAAAAATGAATACACAAATTATGAAAACCATACGATTAATTGATCAATTTGAAGGAAAACGAAATACTGTACTTACCTTTGTGTTCACGCCAAATGATAATTTTAATGCAAAAATTAAGAAAATTTGTAACTGGGTATCAACTATCAAACATGAATATAAAAAAACCCAAATACAAAAATCTCTTAATTTAATAAAAAATAAATCAAAAACTACAAATCATTTTCAACCCAATGGGTTAATTATTTGTTGTGGATATAATAAACTTGGAAAAATAGGATATTATGAAATACAAATTCCACCAGAATATAATGGAAACCTTCAATTTGAATATTATTATGGATATAAATTTAATACAAATAGAATAAAGGAATTATTGTTTTCAAATCTTATTTTTTCACAAACACCAAAAAAAACTCAATTAAAATATATTGAACATTTAGAAACACAAATAAAACAAGTTGATAAATGCCTTGTTATTGGAGATAAAGTGTCCATTTCATTAGATCAAAATCTAGCAAAACAAATTTATTACTTTAGTAATGACGAAATTACAATGGATTTTATTCAACAAATACAAGATTCCGGTGCCAAACTAGTTTTGTTTGATATGACAATACCGGAATGTCGTGATTTTGGTAAAAAATACGGAAAATTAATTGCTATTTTACATTTTCCAATAGATATTAATATATTTTAAATTAAAAAAAAATTTGATTTTTTCCATGAGAATATTTAGAGAATTAGATATTTAGACACAACCAACAATGAGACGCAAAGGGAAACATGGAATCAAGACAAATGGTTCTATTCGTCGTGCCATTGTGATCCGTGATTATCGAGAACCCAATGAAAAACAGTTTCGTTGGATTAAATCTTATCGCAAAAAACCACCTACAGATGGAGATGGAAATGTCAAAACCGCCAAATGTTCTGTTGACAAAAAACATCCTTATTGTTCTCGATGTTGCATTCGTAACTGTTGGGATCCATTGCCCGAGGAACGACATATCCATCGTTTGAGACGCATGAATCAGAAAATCGATCTGAACAAAATGGTCAAAAAATATAACTATGATAGGGACCCCATGTAGGACCAAAAGGACCCCATATAAGAGGACCAAAGGGACCCCATATAAGAGGACCAAAGGGACCCATAAAAATTAAAATAACAATCAACAAATTTAAAACCCTTTTTTTTTTTAGGAAAATGATGGGGATAATATAATGAATTGACGCAGAATCTTTGGGAAAACATCATCTTTTCCTGGTGGATTTTTCAATAACCACAACAAATAATTATAGTCTATCATGGCGATTTCGCCCAATGTTTTTTTTCGATATTTTCCAATGGGAATTTCGACCTGTTGTAATTTCTCAATCGGTGCTTTTCGTATAGATTCAATCATTCCTTGTTTTGCGAAATCATCCACTGCTTCATTGCCAATAGAATTTTCATCTTTTAATCCAGTGTGAGAAAAAACATGTTGAATGGATATTTTATCTCTGTATTTTTTTATAAATTCATAACCTGTGCGCACCAATTCTTTATTGGCAATTTTTCCTTTCCACATATTCTTTTCATATTTTTGACCAGAAGTTGTAAAAGCTTTCAAACTATATTCAGAATCTGTCACAATTTCTAATTTTTTTCCTTTTTCTTCCAAGTCAATTTGATGAGTTTTTAATACTTTTAAAATTGCCATTAATTCCGCAATATTATTTGTCGAACGATCCATTAATAATGGAATACTCTTATTTCGTGAATCATTTTCACTGTAATAAACACCATAACCACCAAAGGAAATGGCTTTTCCATTACCATAACAACTTCCATCAGTCCACACTTTTATAATATTGGAGTCTCTTGGTTTTATCGGACCATCAATATTAGTCACTGACCCAACAGATGGAATGACTTTGTTTTGAACATAATAATGTGCTTCTTTCACATCGTAAAATTTTTTGAATTTTGCACCGGGAAATCCAGATATTTGAAGATTACATTCATCCCAATTGTTAAAAATTCCTATTTTACGACCTTTTTTCACCGCATAAAAACATTTTTTTTTTAATCGTTTTTTTCGTACTTTACCACTTTTACTACCTTTGTCACCATCACCACTGCTACCACTACTACCACTGTTTATTTCATTTGATTTTCTTTTGGATGGACCGTTCTGAACGAAATTGTTGGCGGCTTGTTCCGTCTCGAATTTTTTGTAAATTGCTCCTTTAAAACCATGAATTTGTTGTTGACAGTCAGACCAAGCATTGTAGATACCTGGGTTTATTCCTTTATGAACGGCATAAAACATTCCTTTATTTATTACAGATAAAAATAAAAAAGAAATCAAATTTACGATTATTTATGATTGATCATTAAAAAAATCTAATTAAATAAGTAGTAACGATGGTTAAACAATATTCTTTTATTTACGATCCAACCACAAACCAAAAAATTTCTATTTTTTCAAACAATGGTTGTAAATTATTACAGAACTATATTCGTTTAATAAATGGTGGCGCATATATGACAAGATCAAAAACAAAAGCTCTCAATGAAAAAAAGAAAGCTGCTGCAAAAAAAAAGACTGCCACCACTAGGAAAAAAACCACTATCACCACTAAAAAAAAGAACACCACTACTAAAACTAAAAAAAAAACAATACCTAAACGCTTAAGAATACGAGTAACAAAGAAAACAACAAATGTAGCAAAGGCTGTGAAAGCAAAGGCAACGAAAGCAAAGGCTGCGAAAAAAAAAAGAGTGGAACTGGACAGTGATAGTGGTAGTGACAGTGATAGCGATTCTTTAAGTGCTATCAGTCGTGAATTTGATCAAGATGATTCAGATATTGAATCAGAAGATGTTTGTCTTTATGATACAGACACGGGAAAATGTTATAATGACAATGAAGAACTTGTATCTGACATACGATGTAAACGTAATCACCGCGATCGATGTGTACCACGCTCGAAGGTATGTATAAAATATAAATACTTGGAAAAAGTTTAAAAAAATGAAAAAGGCATAAAGATTATTGAAAAATAGATATCAATGGTAAATTTATATATTTGTTGTTTTCTAGTTGGTTTCATAATAGATAAAATCAATTTGTTTCCATATTTATTGGGATTAGTGAGTGGTGTAGTGATTTGCAATAATAGTGATGTTTATGAAAAAATAAAAATTCCAACAAAACAGATTATAGAGTATGTTGGAAATCGAATGGAAATATTTTATGATCATGCTCAAATGGAATTGGACAGTGATAAAAAAAAAGAAAGCGAAAAAGAAAAATGAAAAGGATTTAAAAAAAAATTTGAAAAAAAGTAAAAAATAAACTTAGCATGTAACTATTTGAATTTTCATGATTATTGATTACAGACACCAAAAAATTATAAATTTTATAAAGCCATCTCAGCTAAAAAATAATTCATCATTTAAGATTTATAAGAAATATCCAAAAATGGTAAAATGGAAGTATAAATCAAAACCAAATGGAAATAATGTAACAGGTGAGATAAATGATATATTTAAAAATTTCTGTAAAAACAAAAAAAACAAAACCAAACAAATTAAGTGTGGATGTTTTATTTTAAATAAAGACCTGACCAAAATTGTTTTGGTTCATAATAATTATGTTAAACATGAAAAATGGGGTTTGCCAAAGGGTCATCGTGAGGATAATGAGACATATGCCAATTGTGCAAAACGAGAAGTTTTTGAGGAAACAGGATTATCTATCAATATCACAGATAAAGATTTAAAAATAAAAATCAATAACACTTTTTATTTCCCAGTTGTTGTAAATGAAACAGAAGTCGTCCCAAATGATAAAATTGAAATAAAAGAAGCAAAATGGACTAAATTGAGTGATCTCGAACACATTAACTTAAATCGAGAAACGAAAACCATGTTGAAAATAAAAATGAACGAAATTAAGCAAATAATAAAGATTCGATACAACAATGAATTTTGAACCGCGCAAACTATCTGTTCATTTATTTGAACATTTCTTTTTTTTCTTCAAAAATAGTATATGATTTTAAATTTTTTTTTTCAATTTTACTTAAAAAAAATTGTTCACCAAAAAGCAAAATTCAATGGTGACTCAAAATTTTTTCACAAAGTTTTAATTGTCGTTTTTATTTTGTATAATTTATGTTATTTTCTGACAAAATGGTCCATTATTATTTTTATTTTAATATTTGATTTATTTTATTTTTTATACAGATATATGAATTTATTGATGAAAACATTAAAACCTACATTTATAACACCAATAAATTCATCAATAACATCGTCAACAACTCCACCAGAAAACACTATGTCTGATAGTGATATAGGTAAAAATGACGAACATGATATTGAATACGACATTTATAAAACCAAAGAAGAATTGGATCCAGAATTTAAAAAGGATGATTATTTACCATATACATATAATATACATGATACCATGAAACAAATATCAAATGATTTGAACAATTTCAATAAAAAATAAAGGGAAAAAAATTGATTTATATTTTTGTGTGACAACGACAAATTCATTTACATTTATATTACATTTATTAGGAACAATGATTCGTCTCAAAAATGATATTTGTGTTAAACCAGAGCATATTATTTGTATGTCAAGACATACGATTTTTGGTAAATATATGGGAGGTGATATAATTCCACTTGGATCTGATTATATTGGTTCACCTAGTTGTCAATATTATTATGGTTTATATGTAGATGTGTGTCATAAATCTACAAATTCGGGGCGTCATTTTTTATATTTCAAAACAAAGGAAGAGTGTGATGAAAAGTTAAAAGAGATAAATAAATATGTTGATAACATGTGTATTAAATTAAAAGATGGGGTTATTTGTGGAAGCTCGCAATATCACTCATTTTGATCAACTCAAATCCAATGGAATTTACAATAAAATATGTGTTTGTTTCACTAAAAGTGATTTAATTACGCATGGACGTGAAATTTTATTATTTCAAACAGAAGAAGAATGCATTCATAAATATGAGTATATAAAAAATTCCATAAATAAATATAAAAAATGGAAACAGGAATTTAATAAATCGCGCGAAACAGAAAATGATAGTTCATGTGTTATTTGTTAAAAATTACCAATTATAAAAATTTTTTTTTAAATTTTAAAAATGACTTAAAAAAATATGGTTATAAATAATAATAAACATGTTGAATATGTTTTGGGGAAAAGATAGTTGGACGAAGCAATTGTCTGTAGATGATTGGACATGTAAAGGATGTGGATTTAGACTATATGGTAGTAAAACCAAATGTTTTAAATGTAATTTAGATCGAAATGGAAAAAGTGTGTTGCGCAGTGGTGATTGGAAATGCAAAGGATGTGATTTTTTGTTATATGCGAATAAAACACATTGTCGTAAATGTAATTTAGATCGAAATGGTAATAGTATTTTGCGTCTAGGTGACTGGATTTGCCATGGTTGTAAATTTAAAATTTATGGATCTAAAAAAAAATGCTCAAAATGTAATATGGATAAAAATGGTAATATAATACTTCCATCATCATCTAACAAAGGCACAACTAACAAGGGCACAACTAACGAGAACACAACTAATAAGAACACAGACAGTAGTGAAAACAAGTTGTGTACAGTGTGTTGGGTTCAACAAAAAAATACCATTTTAATTCATGAAAATGGTAAAGATGCACATCAATGTTGTTGTTATGTGTGTGCAAATAAAATATTTCGTGATGGAAATAAAAAATGTCCAATTTGTAATCAGATGATCAAGCAAATAATTAAAGTATATAATTGAAATTGTGTTTGTTTTTCCCCCCAATTCAAATTCATTCTTTTTTATTTTTTTTATTTTTTTTTTAAAATAAAAAAAATGCAAGATATAAAGATTCAGTTTACCTTCTTGGTCACTTTGGTTATTTTTAGTTATCAAAAAGATTCTTTTATAAATTTTTTAAATTTTCCGGTAAAAATTCTATTTGTCCATCGCCAATTTTTCGACCAACAATGGTAGGAGCAGAAGTGTTATGTGTATAAACTATATTGTTGTCATCAACCAAATATTTTATTCCATTAAATATTTCAACACATGTCATAATGATGTTGTCATCATTTGCGAATTTTTGAATAATACTGGAATTATCATCAATTGTCCCAAATTTACGATTTTTAATATGTTTACCACAAAAATTATTGTCGTCCTTTTTACGTCTTGTACATTGATTACCATCTTGTTTTCTTGCCATACATAGTTTTGAAGCATCCACATGTGTTTTGTTTTTCTTTTTTTTCAATTTATTGAGAGAATCCGTTTTTAAATATTTTAAAAACAAAACTTGTTTGTCAATTTTATATTCATCCGCAATTGATGTTAAAATATTTTTTAATTCATGTGAAAATAATG